TATTCACCCTACATCACGAAGGGTAACTGCATTGCTATCAAGCACCCAAGCGAATGGGCAGGAGCAATCAAGAGGCTAAAAGAAAACCCCAACCAAGTTGCTGACCTAACAGAATCGTTATACGAGTATGTGCAGGACTTCACGATGGATAAGATAAACGAACTGCGATGCTTTACATAGTCACGCCCTGCTCACGCCCTCATAACCTCGTAAGGCTAAAACAACATATCCCTGCGTACGCAACGTGGGTGGTAATGATGGATGCTGCTACCGACTTCAAGGGAGCAACAGGCGCATCAATCACACATTACTCCACCCGCACAGGTACCGCAGGCCATCCCCTACGCAATGAGTTCCTTGAGCTATATGCTGATTCCTTTACTCCAGAGGATTGGGTTTACTATCTGGATGATGACAATATCTTGCACCCAAAGTTCCTTGAGGAGTGGAACAACCTAAACGCTTTGGACTGCTCAATCGTAACGTGGGGACAAATAGGTAGGCTCCGCCCTACCGACCAACCCCAAGTAGGCAATATAGATACCGCCTGCTATATGTTCAAACCCCACGACCTCCCCAACCTACGCTTTGAAATGACCTACGAGGCAGATGGCACCTTTGCACAAGCAGCATCCGAACAAGGCACACTTATCTGCGTAGAGCAGTACCTTTGCTACTACAACGCCCTAAAGTGAAGAACCACACAAAGGTCTATCTAAAAGGGATGGGCTACTCCACAACTGGCTTTATCCCTTGCGAGGTATGTCAAGCCGAAGCGCAGGACATTCACCACATAGAGCCGAGAGGTATGGGGGGCAGCAAGCTGCGAGATACGATAGAGAATCTTATGGCATTATGCAGGACTTGCCATCACGAGGCTGACTTTGGCACTAATCTAAAGAAAGACTATCTTTACGAAGTTCACAACCACCATTTATCAAAAAGAGTTATTTAGTTATGCAAAGAGCAGCAATCGGTACAATCATACCAAACCCAACCAACCCAAGAATCATAAAGGATGACAAGTTCAAGAAGCTTGTAAAGTCCATACAGGAGTTCCCACAAATGCTTGAGCTGCGTCCAATCGTAGTAGATAGCAATATGGTCGTATTAGGCGGAAATATGCGCCTTAAAGCCTGTTTTGCGGCAGGACTGACGGAAGTACCCATCATCGTAGCTGATAAACTTACAGACGCTCAAAAGGCAGAGTTCGTGATTAAGGATAATGTAGGCTTCGGAGAATGGGATTGGGAAATCCTTGCGAACCAATGGGAAGCTGATTCACTTGTGGAGTGGGGTCTTGATGTTTGGCAGCCTGCACAAGAACCTGACTACTCAATCCTTGATGAGGAGGACTTGAGCGATCAACTTGATGAAATGACAGGAGGCGTCCGTAAAGCCATTCAGATTGAGTTTGAGGCGGAGCATTATGATGAAGCGTTTGAATTGGTCAAGTTTTGGCGTGAGCGAGGTGCTTACGTTGGTGCTATGATTATGGAATATCTAAAGGCCGAGAAGGACAAGCTATGAAGTTGCAACAAGGCGAAATAAAGGGTATCAAGTTCTATCATCGGGAAGGATATTCCGACCTCAAAACCTTCAATGAAGTCATCGGGAAAGAAACATACCTAAAAAAGGGTATGAGAATCAACGCAGGTGAAAAGTGGATGGATTGCGGTGGCAACGTAGGTGCGTTCACTTTGCTTGCAGCTTCTAAAGGTGCGGAAGTAACAGTCTACGAACCCGACCCGTACAACTGCGAAATGATTGAGAAGAACTTGAAGCTGAACGGCCTTACCGCAACCATCAAGCAGGTAGCTCTTGTCCACAACGACAAGACTGAAGCGTATCTGTTTATTGGTAACAATAACAACGTATGGCGAAATTCTATTGTAAAGAAGTGGAATAGCAAAGGCATCAAGGTTAAGTGTGTAAACTTTGACCAAGAAGCCCAAGAATTTGACTGCTGCAAGATGGATATAGAGGGGGCAGAGATGTTGATCTTGGAAAATAGTCGCAAACTATTCAAAAAGTTAGTTTACGAGTGGAGCTTTGATATTGACCCAAGCCTGCCTCGCTTTTGGAACATTATAGAGCTACATTCTAAAAAATATAAATTAGCAGACATCGGGAACACTGGATCGTTTAAGAGTCGTGATTATGACGTTTGGCAAAAATCTTGGTTCCCTGCCTGCACAAATGTATACTGCTATGAAAAAAATTGAATTAATAAAATTAGACCACTCCGTAAAGATTGGTGATGTATGTGGGCAAATCACTCCTAATGTAACAGAGGACTGTATATTTACCCACGAAGGCCAAGCCGTAGGCTTCTACCTGCGCAGTCTTACCACAAAGGGTCAGCAGTTGGCGAACATTGCCAACCTTGAGCTAAGAAGCAAGAGCGTACCCAAGACAATGATGGACAGGAAGCGACCTGATGGTGTTGATGAAAATGGCAACAAGAAATACCTTGTAGTTTCACAGTACTCCACTATCATCGGTAGCGTACCTCCTAAGCCCCATATGCGCAGGCCTTACCCAACAATCAGCAGCGTACACGGAGTGAAGTCAGCACAAACCTTTATCAAGGCAATGCTGATGCTCTGCAAAGAGTCTGAAGGTATCATACGGGATATTATGCCCGAGCAATACGAAGCACAAAAGAAGCTGCTTGAACGCACAGACAAGAAGTGGAGGTTCGGTGACCTGTTCACAAGCAGCATCTCTAACTACAACATACCTGCACCATTCCACCGTGATGCCGCCAATATCATAGGTGCGGTGAATGTAATTATTACGAAGCGCGAAAATAGCATCGGTGGCAATTTGAACATCCCTGACTACGGTGCAACAATCGACCAATGCAACAACTCAATACTTGTATATCCTGCTTGGCGTAATATGCACGGGGTAACGCCTATTGAACCAACAAAGGAAGGCGGATACCGCAACTCGTTGGTATTCTACCCCCTCAAATCGTTTGAAAATGTCTAACAGAGTTGAACACACTAAAAAGGTATTGATTGACGCAATGGAGGCTTCACTTGGTGTTGTTACTACTGCTTGTAAAAAGGCAGGCGTAAGCCGCACCACTTTTTACGAATACTACAAAACGGATGAGGACTTCAAGATTACCATTGATGAGCTTGAGGCAGTTGCCCTTGACTTTGCAGAGAGCCAACTGCATTCGCAGATATTGAAAGGCAGTACTGCTGCTACTATTTTTTATTTGAAGACAAAGGGCAAGAAGCGTGGGTACATCGAACGTCAAGAGATTGAAGCCATAGGCGGCAAGCTATTTCAAATTGAGGTGCTTGGCGAAGATTTACACGAATAAAGTTTACAACCACCTAAAGCGCAGCGACAAGAAGATAGTCGTTGAGCAAGGCGGTACTCGTAGCGGGAAGACGTACAACATCTTGCTATGGGTGATATTCTATTATAGCACACGGGAAAGTAACAAGACCATCACGATATGCCGTAAGACGTTCCCTGCGCTGCGTGCTTCGGTGATGCGGGACTTCTTTGAGATACTGCGCAACCACGACCTGTACAATGAAAGCTTCCACAACAAGTCAAGCCACGAGTACTATCTAAACGGCAACCTTGTGGAGTTCATTTCTCTTGATGAGCCGCAAAAGATACGGGGTCGCAAGCGCGACCTACTTTACATTAACGAAGCAAATCAGCTCACATTTGAGGACTGGCAGCAACTAATTTTGAGAACCGAAGGCAGGGCAATCCTTGACTACAACCCCTCTGATGCATTTCATTGGATATACGATAAGGTGGTAACCCGAGATGACTGCGACTTCCATCAGACCACGTACCTTGACAACCCGTTCCTTGATACCAGCATCCGAAATGAAATAGAACGCTTGCGTGATACCGATAGCGACTATTGGAGAATCTATGGATTAGGGGAACGTGGTATGAGCAGAGCCACCATCTTCCAATACGGGCAGGCAGAGATACCATCAGAAGCATCGCTCCTATGTCACGGAATGGACTTTGGCTATACCAACGACCCCACCGCACTTGTGGCGGTCTACAAGTCTGGTGACAATCTTTATGTGGATGAGCTTATCTACCGCACGGGGATGACCAACCCCGACATCAGCAACGTACTTGCCTCACTTGGCCTTGACAGAAGGGCAGAGATATATGCTGACTCTGCTGAACCCAAATCTATTGAGGAGCTGCATCGTATGGGATGGAACGTAAAACCCACGCAGAAGGGCGCAGATAGCGTTATAGTGGGCATTGACGTGCTGAAGCGGCACAAGCTATTTGTTACACCACGAAGCAGCAACCTGATCAAGGAACTTCAGAACTACAAATGGGTGGAAGACAAGAACGGCAACCTCTTGAACAAACCCATAGACGCATTCAACCACGCCATAGATGCGCTGCGCTATGCAACGTATAACAAGTTGAGCAGACCTAACTTTGGGCGGTATGCCATACGCTAAAACTAAAAGGTTATTTTAATACAATGGAACTAAAGGTAATTGTACCCACCGCCCTATCAGAGATAACGCTTGACCAATACCAACGCTTTGCGAGGCTTGAGGGCGATGAGGAGTTTTTGACCCACAAGATGCTTGAGATATTCTGCGGAGTGCCTCTGGCAGAGTTGCCCAATGTAAAGTTTGCAAGCGTAGCCAATGTGATGCGCCACATCAATACGATGTTCAGCGAGAAGCCAAGCCTAAAGACGGAGTTCACGATGGGAGAACACACCTACGGGTTCATCCCTAATCTTGAGGACATCACCTTTGGGGAGTATGTGGACTTGGACAATTATATGGGTGACATACAAGAGCTGCACAAAACGATGGCAGTATTGTACAGACCTATCACCAATCGCATAGGCAAGCGGTATGCTATTGAGCCATACGAATCAGCATCCAAATACTCCGCATCAATGAAGGATGCACCTATGGATGTTGTGATGGGAGCATCGGTTTTTTTTTGGCGTTTAGGAAACGAGTTACTGCTCGCTACCCTGACCTCTTTGGAGAAGGAGAGAACGAATACTCCGCAGAGTCCCAATTCGGAAGAAAGTGGGGATGGTATTCTTCCTTCCATCAGCTTGCTCAAGGAGATGTTACAAGATTTGAACGAGTCGGAAGGCTTGGCGTTCACGAAGCCCTTACCTTTCTCGTTTTTGAAAAAGAGCGCATAGACGTTGAACGCAAACAATTAGATAAGATAAAAAAATGAGACAGTTCTACGACATCACCACCAAGCTAAAAGATACGCTTGAAGCCAATAGCCAAGTCAATGTGGTAACCACAGGGGATATTTTTGACATCGACCTAAACAAGCAGACCATCTTTCCGCTATCGCATATCATCATCAATCAAGCAACATTCGATGGACAGGTAGTGCGTATGAACGTGAGCCTTGTTTGTATGGACTTGGTAGATGAGACCAAAGAGAATCCGAGATTGCAGGCAGAGCCGTTCTACGGGATCAGCAACGAGCAAAACATACTGAACACGCAGCTTGCGGTAATCAACGATGTAGTGCAGGAACTGCGCAGGGGTACTCTGTACACCGACCTTTACCAGTTGGATGGTACTGCGACTTGCGTTCCCTTTAGCGAGAGGTTCGAGAACCTGCTTGCAGGATGGACTGCAACCTTTGATGTGCTGCTTGCAAACACCGAGATAAGCACCTGCTAAAATGGCACGTGAGGATTTGCTTGCTGCGGTACTGATTAAGTTTGGCAAATATGTCATTCAACAGGCGAGGAGTAACCTCACCAAAGGCAAGCACAACTTTGACAAGACCCTTTACAATTCGCTACGCTACAATATCTACTATTCAGATAATAAGTTCTCTTTGGTTTTCTCAATGGAGGACTACGGTGAGTACCAAGACAAAGGAGTAAGGGGCGCAGGAGGCACGAGAAAGTCCACAAGCCCATTCAACAAGCGCAACAACAAGGGCAAGATATGGAAGCAGAAAGCACCCAATAGCCCATACAGTTACAAGGATGGCAAGAAGCCATCGGTAAAGCACTTCAAGCGTTGGGCAGAGAGCAAGGGGCTAAATCCTTTTGCAGTCCGTGAGTCCGTATTTCGGCAGGGTATTGCCCCCACTAAATTTTTTAGCACTCCATTTAATATTGCATTCAACAAACTGCCCCCCGAAATTGCTGACGCAATAAAAAATAATTTCTAAAAAAATGAGTACACCTGTATTTTCCACCCCCCTTAGCCTTGCTATGGCAAGAAGCCCACAATTTATCACGGCAAAGAATAATGCTCTTGCGCTTGACACGCTCACAGAGATGGACTTGAACCTGCGTATTCGCACGGGTGTCCTTGCTGCATCGGGTTCGTTTAACTATTCTTTGAGTAAAGACTATTCGATAAACCAAGTCATAAACTTTGAAATCAGCGACCTTATACGCTCGGAGTTCTACCACGACTTCAGCGTTTGGAATGACATAGGCTACACGCAAAGCCCACAGGGTGAGGCGTTGTGGATAGTACCCGAAGGCTCTGTGACATTCTCTAACAACGGAGCATCACCTGCTAATGAAACCTTCCCCGATGAATCCCCTACGGCCTACGCATACCTAACGACTGATGGATGGGCAACCCGTGACAACATCGCTCCTGTTGCGGTATCGCAGTTGGTGCTTGCAACGAGCAGAGATAGGCAGGTGCTTATCGGTAACTACGAGTCCCTTGCTTTGAATAATAGCACGGCCAATGACCTCGCGGAAATAGATATTGTTTGGAACAATGGCGAGGGCGATACCTTCTACACAAGTGCATCCAACCCCGTGCCTCCCGACCCTTCAAGCAACAACTCGCAAAACCTTGTAATCTACGCAGGAGTCGGCCCTGCAAACCTTGAGAACAATCCCTACCTTGATGACACCATTAAGCCCTCTAATCACGAAGCAGGGGACTACTACGATGTCATTCTAAAAGATTCAGGAGGCGATACAATTACAACAGTACGCTACTATCTAATCTGCGAACCCAAGTACGACCCTGTGCAGGTGGCATTCATCAACCGCTTTGGCGTTGCTGACTTCATCACGTTCTTCAAGCGCAGCGATGAGCGTGGTAACTTCACGCAGGACTCCTACCAAAAGAGCATCTACAACGATGGCTTCACCACCCCTTCATTGGAGATAGGGAAGTACACATCCTTTAACGTGAACTCTCGCAACACCCTAACCCTAAACACAGGGTTTGTTGACCAAGACTACGATGAGACTATTGAGGACATTTTAATGAGCGAGTATGTCGCGGTCTATACCAATAGCAACTGGGTGAGTGCCGTTCCGAATCGTGGCAGCATAGAATACCAAAAGCAAGTAAATACAAGGCTCATCAATTACACAATGTCCTTTGACTTCGGCTTTGATGAGCGCAGCTTGGTACGATGAACAAGGTTGATATTTACGTCAATGGCT